CGAGTACTATAATACACCTAATTATTTCAAAACTGGATAAATTGAAAGTTGGAAAAATAGAATTAACGAAAGATGTAATTTATGAGAATGGAAAAACTTTAAATAACAATGTAAAAAGTATATTTAAAACAATAGCTAAAGATTGTGAAAGTATATTCTTTATAAAGGATGGACTTGTCTATTTTCAGAAATCAAATAATGTGAATCTGGGAATTATTGAATTTGATCCCAATCTTTTTATGGATATAACTTCAAATCAGGATGGCTATACATTAAAAAGCGTCATAGACCATCGTCTAAAGGAAGGTTATAAATTAAAAATTGACCTGAAAGAGGAGTTTGAAGGAATAGAAATAAAAGGGGAATATTTAATAATAAAAGGAAAACATATTATGAAATTCAATCAGGATGCATATACTGAAATAGAAATAAAAACTAAATTAGAAGAAAAAGAAAATGAAAAAGTTATTGAAATAGTCACAAATGCCAGTGGAAAAAATAAGAATGCCTCAAAGAAAAAAGAAAAGAAAGAAAAAAAGAAAAAAGGTAAAACCACTAAGAATAAAAAGGAAACTGGTAAGAAATCAAAAGATAGTGACTGGGAAAGAATTAAAAATACATATGGAGTTAAAAAATAATGAGAAGAAAAACAGTAGGAGAAATAATAGAAGGACTAACTGATGAAAAAATAAACTCAATAAATACAATAGCAATTGCAAGGATTGAAAAGGTGGATAATACAAAAATGATGTGTGACATCCAATTACTCGATATCCCAGAAGTAATGGGAAAAAGAGATGAAGTTCCAGTAATTGAGGATGTTCCTATAGCTCCAATATTCTGGGGGAAATCTTGCAAAGTAAACGCTCCTTTATCAAAAGGGGATAAAGTTATAATTGGTTTCTGTCAGCATGAAACTTTTTTTGCAAGGAATTCAAATGATCCTATCGAACCAGAGTACGAAACAAAATTTGATATTAATAATGCAATTGTTATAGGACAGATAACTTCAGACAGTGAAAATAGTCCATATGGGAACGATTTTTACATTGTTTATGGTGGAAATATTATAAGAATGAATTCAGGAGAGGTTGAAATAACAGCTCCTAGCATAAAACTTAATGGGAATACAACGATTTTAGGAAGTTTGGATGTAGGAAAAGATATAACAACAAACGCTGATTTAACAGCAAGTGGAAAATCATTCCTTAATCATACTAACGGGGGTGTTCCTATTGATTAAAAGGGGGAATAAATGCAATCAAATCAGAGTTGGCAGACAATAGAAAAAGATAAAATGATTGATGTTTCCCTGAAAAAAAATATTGATTTGTCAAAACCATTGGAAAAGATAAGGCTTAGGCTTGAAAATAAGCTGCGGTTATTTTCTGAAGAATGGTTCTTACATAAAAATGAAGGACTGTACTGGATTAACAGAGCTGAACATGCTGGGCAGATAGGGGAAATGTTACAGAAATTTAATATTGAATCTCAAATAAGAGAAACAATTTTATCTGATAAGGATGTAGATTCAATATTAAAGTTTAAAAGTAATTTTGTAAATTCAACAGGAAATTACACTTTTGAGGTTGAAATACTTCTAAAAACAGGGGAAATTTTGAATTTTTAAAAAGGGAGGGTTAATTGATGTTTGGAGTAACAGAAGAAGGCTTCAAAATAAAGGATTTTCAGAGTATATCAAATGATATTCAAGGCAGATATAGAGTCAGACTTCAAGACAATAATTATGTGTTAGATTTTAATACTCCTGAAGGGATCCATTCTGAAGCAATAGCATATGAGTTAAAAGAAGTATGGGAAAACTTATTGGGATTAAATAATCAAATGAATATAGATACTGCAACTGGAGTATATCTGGATTATTTTGGAACTTTATTAAGAACTCCAAGAAGAACAGGAAGTTATGCAACAGGACAGGTAAAGATAATAGGAAATCAGAATTTAGCCATACCTTCACAGACAGTAATAAAATATGCAGAAAAGGAATATGTAATACTTAATAATGTTGTCTTAGATACGTTGGAAACAACTGGGGATTATTCAAAAATGGCATTTATACAGGCGATAAATCTTGGAAGTGAATATAATATTTCAACAGATGTTGAATTTGAATTTGAATATCAGGGTATAAAGAAAATAACAAATGATACAAACATAGAGGGTGGAGAAAATAGCGAACAGGACAGCGTATATAGGGCAAGACTGAAAAAACAGCAAACCACAAAAAAAACAGCAATACATGAAGCTTTATACAATGGACTTATGGCATTGGAAAATGTTAAGGATTGTATAATTTTAGATCCCGAGACAAATCCTTCAACTGATCCCGGAACAATAAAAGTATTTATTGATGGAACGCCTAACGACAATATTTTTGAAACAATATTGGATTTGAAAGCTGATGGAATTTTGACTTTAAAAGACAGCAATGCTCAATCAATGGAAAAGGAACTTAAAAGAGATTCCTTTAAAAGAAAAATAATTTATAACCTGATTAAATACAACGGATTCAGAATAAAAGTTGAAGTAAAAAAAGTTAAAAATGAAGACGAAAAAGATAATCGTTGGACACCATTAATAAAACAGGAAATACTGAAGTATATAAATAATCTGAAAAGTGGAGAAAGTATTTCTTATGTAAAAGTTTATTCCGAAGTTTTGGGGATAGATGACTTAAGAGAAATCGGGTTAAAAATGGGGACTGATAGTTCAAATGTTGCAGAATATAACTTTGATAAGGTATTTCCTATACCGATAGGACAAAAATTCCAAATAAACGAGGATAATATTGAGGTGCTTTATGTATAAGGATAGCAAAGAATATACAGATAAAGTCATAAGTAGATTCCCCCATATGTATCGTAGGGACAATGAAAGTAATAACTATTTTTTGCTTGAAATATATCTTGAAGAAATAAGACAGGCAAGTCAAAGCTTATATGAATTGCTTGAAAGTTTGGATATTTTAAAGGCGGAAGGTTATGTTCTAGATAAATTTGGAAATACTTTTAATCTGAAAAGAAAAAACAGGGAAAATGATAACATCTATAGGCAGAGAATACTGGCGGAACTTGCTTCACAGACTAAAAATGCTACTTTTGAAACTTTGTTAAATGTATTGAAAATTATTGTAGAAGATCTCGAACAAAATATATTTATATTTGAAGAAGGAATAAGAAAAACTACTGGGAGCCATAATATACAAAGTTTAAATGTTTTTAAAGGAAGTTTTGGGAGCAATAATTTAATCAAAGAAAATTTTGAAACTAAAGGTGGAACTTTATATCTAATCCTGAATAAAAGACTTCCAAGTTATTTAAGAAACAGTATAAAAAACACTTTACTTGACATAAGGGCAAAGGGTGTTGAATTAACAATAGATTTTAAATATAAAGTACAAACTGCAAATTATATAAGCGGGGGTGCTTTTTTGGGAACAAAAAGGATATTACATATAACTGATAGTTTTTATGATGAAATATCTCAGATAAAGAACTATGAAACAAATCTAGCAAGGATAAACTTAATAACACAGGAGGGGGTAAGATAATGTTTAAAAAAATAAAAGATTGGCTCGGAGCAAACTTGGATGTGTACAAAGTAGAAAAAGCCGATGATGTAGGTGCTGGACTTGTAAGACACAAATGGCAAGGGGAACAGACAGCAACACAGACAGGAACAACTTTGACAGCTGATATTCTGAATAACTTCCAAAAGGGATTAATTCCTTTTGTTGAAACAGTCAGAACAACTGGAACAGACAAGGACATTTACACAATATCTGTAAATGGATTGAAAGAATTTGGACTGTTTAATGGATTGAAATTACTGTTACATATTGATAATGAGAATCAGTATAACAATTCAGTAATAAATATCAATGATTCAGAATATCCGTTATATTCAGTGAAAAATGGGACTAATGAAGCGATAAAAAAAGGAAGTTTAAGAACGAAAGGATATTACTTTATTACTTATAATCAAAATGCTTTTTATTTGAATGCCGGAAATGTATTAGGAACAGAGGCGGATACAGTACTTGAAGGGAAAAGACTGGCAGAAATAATTGGATTAGAGTTTGGAGGAAACATCCAGGACACAGGAGCGAAAGTCACAGGGAAATTTTACTATGATAAGGCTTTGAAATATTATTATGAATGCATTGTGAATAATAGTTTGACTTATAACGATGGCTCTAAATTTAGGGCTATATCCAACAAGCCTCTTTTGGATAGATTGGAAAATTTAT